TGAACCGGGGGGAAATTTTAGATGAGGCAAAACGCCTCACGCATACTGATCGTCAAAAAAACTATGGATCACCGTATGTAAATCACAAACGCATCGCCGACCTGTGGAGCGTGTATCTTGAAACTGAGATAACACCTTCACAGGTCGCTTTGTGTTTATGCCTTGTGAAAATAGCTCGCTTGATTGAGACACCTGACCACGAAGATTCATTCATAGATTTGGCAGCATATGCCGCGATTGCAGGGGAGATTGAATCACAATGGAAATGATCACACTTGTTCCAACTCGTGGGCGACCACAAAATGCAGTTGAACTTCTTGCTGCTCACGATGACCTTTCATCTGCATCACGCTTGCTCTTCATCGTTGATTATGACGACCCAAAAGCAGATGAATATGTCTTTGAATTAGGAGATGACTATGTAATCACTTGCAATAATGATTCACGCGGCATGGCAAAGCCACTCAATTATGTGGCACACAAATATGATGACAAATACAAGTATTTTGCCTTCTTAGGCGATGACCACCGCCCACGCACAGCCGATTGGGATGCAAAACTCATTGAGGCGTTGCAACAGGCTCCGTCAGTTGCCTACGGCAATGATCTGCTTCAAGGCAAGCGTCTTCCAACGATGGTTGCAATGACATCAGATATTGTCAAAGCACTTGGCGGAATGGTGCCACCAAATATGAAGCATCTTTACCTGGACAACTTTTGGAAAAAATTGGGCGAGGATTTAGGTTCTCTGCATTATCTTGAAGATGTGATTGTTGAGCATATGCACCCGGTTGCAGGAAAAGCTGAGTGGGATGAAGGATATGTTGCAGTCAATGCACAGGAAGTTTATTCCGCCGATGCTCTTGCCTACAAAAACTACATTGAATCAGAAGCCTATGAGGTCTTGCTCAAGAAACTGCGCCGATGAGACAGGCAATTGCATTCTCACTTTATGGATCAGATTTGCGGTACTCGGTAGGGGCAATCAAAAACGCCGTTATCGCTCAACAGATTTTGGATGATGAATACGAGTTGGTCTTTTTTGTAGGTCAATCGGTGCCTTCCTGGGTAATTTCAACCTTGCGCCTATTTAGCAATGTTCAAATTATTCAGACAGATGCACCTGAAGATCACACCGCCAAATTATGGCGATTTCTTGCTTGCGAACTAGATTATGACTTTGTCGCCTTCCGTGATGCCGATGCTCGACTGTCTTTGCGTGAATTACACGCTCACGAAGAATTCCTTGAATCGGGCCTTGATGCTCACATCATGAAAGACCACCCTATCGGTCACAATTACCCCATCAATGCAGGTATGTTCACCGTTCGTTCATCTTTGTTCAAAGACATCCGCGCCTTGATTGATTCGGCAGAAATTTCCGATTACTACACCCAGGATCAAGACTTCCTGCGAAATCTGATTTATCCAAGAATCCAATTTTCCTGCTTCGTCCATGACGAGTTCTATGACACCCAGGTTGAGGGCAAATCAGTTCGCAAGGATTACCTAATTCCGCCTGCCAACGCCATCAGTCACATTGGCGCAGCCCTTGATGAAAATGATAAGTTCATCTTCGTCATTGATCAACAAAAATCCATCGCCCTGACAGGTGATGACAAATATCAATATGAATGGGGGATGGAGTGAAGATTTTAATCACAGGTGATGCCGGTTTTGTTGGGCGTGCATTCCATCGTGCGCTTGCAAAACAACGCCACGAGATCACAGGAATTGACCTAGTAAATGGCAAAGAGGTTCGACATTTCTTTGCCACAGACGACACACAATTTGACATCGTGATTCATCTCGCGGCGATTGTCGGTGGGCGAATGACCATTGAGGGAAACCCATTGTCAGTTGCCTCTGACCTTGCCATTGATGCAGATATGTTCCAATGGGCATTGAGAACTCGTCCAAAACACATTGTCTATTTCTCATCAAGTGCTGCATATCCAATTTTCTTACAAAAACTCGCCTACCAACAAAAACTGCGTGAAATTGACATCAACCTAGAACACATTCGCACTCCTGATTTCACCTATGGTTGGGCAAAGTTATCCGGCGAAATGCTTGCCTCTTATGCACGAGCTGAAGGTCTGAAAGTAACTGTCTTGCGGCCATTTAGCGGATACGGCGCAGATCAAGCACTTGATTATCCATTCCCATCCTTTATTGAACGCGCCAAGCGCAAGGCAGACCCATTTGAAGTGTGGGGCAGAGGAACACAGGTACGAGATTTCGTACATATTGACGATGTTGTTCAGGCTACTTTTGCAGCCGTGATCAATGATGTGAAGACAATGAATATCTGCACAGGTCGCCCAACCTCTTTCATTGAGTTGGCAGAAATGGTCATGTTGCAAGCAAAGTACCTTGCTCCCATCAAAAACAATCTTGATGCGCCGATAGGTGTTGAGTACCGCGTAGGCGATACAACTCGAATGTTCCAGGTATATGAACCCAAAATTTCCCTTGAAGAAGGCATTGCTCTGGCACTTGCCGAATAAGAAATCCCCCTCACCATCAGTCGGTCATGGTGAGGGGGATTTCTTTGTCTTTTTATGACTAGATGTATTCCATCATTGGTGCAGGTTGAATGTCTTTGACGACCTCATAGAACTTGCCTGATTCGTGCAATGATCCTGCGCCCACGACATATCCATTGTGCTTGATGTCAACGCCATCACGAAGTTTGCCCTTGAACTTCGCATCGGCAGGGGCGGTGTAATACAGATGCAAGCCATCGCCTGTTGCAACTGTGAATGTGTCAAGGTTGAGACCTTCAGTTGTTCCGCCGTTGCGGTAATCAATGTCAAAGACAACTAAGTTTGAAGGGGCGCAAGCGATGCCAATGTTGAGCATTGGTGCGCGAGTAAACCACTTCTCAATGGATTCAATGTCAGTTGTCGCTGACTTGTACCCATTCTTTGCAATGGGAAAGAAAGGTGTCTTTTGATAAGGAGTAACAGGAAGTATGTGCCATCCTCTTTCGGCAAAGGCAATGGCGGTTGTAGCTTTTGTCATTTGATATATCCCTTCAAGAAATCAACGATTACTTCTGAAACTGACTTGCCTTCTGACCGTGCCTTTGCCATCGCCTTCGCCCATACCTGGTCGCTGACTCTGACTGATCTGATTTTCTTGCCAACCATTACAACACCACACATTCGCTCATTGAACCCCAACACCAACCAAGAAACTCTGCATTGGGTGCATCAATGCCGACCCACCACAGATTGCTTGCAACTTGCCAAGCCATAAATAAACCAACTGCAATTGCAATTGCTCGAACTCGCTTCCCACGCTTTGTGATCATTTAAATTCCCCCAATTGATTTTGAATACGGACTAATTCGGCAACAATCTCCAAATGGAAATTGCGTTCATTCTCATCACCATCACGGCGAAGTTCGGCAACCTGAGCTAGATGCCAGGTTGTAATTTCTTGAATTGTCATACTAAACACACCCCCAAAATGTGTAACTCATTGATTGATTTCATTGCATCTTTCTTTGTTGGTGCATCTTCAACAATGAAACAATCAAACCAATTTGGAATCCATTCATTATTGAAAAATTCGCAATCATCTTTTTTATAAACATCCCAACCTTCGTTGTGCTTCCAATACACAAGATCGCAACATTTCTTTGGCATTATGAGTTTGCCTCTCTATCACAAGCAGGACATAACAAAAATGATGTTTGATGCCATCCCCAACGATGTCCATTCAACATTGATTTGTAAAATGAATCTTCAATCTCATTTGGAATTCCTGCATCAAATAACTTCAATGCTTCTTCTCTTGCTTCTTCTCTTGTAGTCATTATTAGTTTGCCTTTCCTGGATATAGGACTTCGCTTTTATCAACTGAAGCATCTGCATATCTAAAATTGTAGTAAGCAATGATTTTTGTTGGATAAAAACCAATTGCATTCACGCCATCAAGTCTCAATTCTTCAGCAGTTTTTCCTGAAATTTCCAACCACTTATTTACTTTTTGATCTTCAGTTGCAGTTTTACCAACAATGAACATTGTTACTTTTGCAACTTGTATTTTTTTGCGTGTCATAATTAGTTACCTGCCTTTTCTTTGCAAACTTCGCACCAATCAGTAACTTCGTTGGCAGTTGACCATAAACGAGATTTGTTTGTGTCCTGCACAATAAATCCGTGATCGTCACACATCAATAACCATTTGCCACCATCTTCAATGCAAAGACCTTCATCTTCTGTGAGACAAAGTGTGACTGTGACATCTCCGACCTTCTTGCTCTTTGTTGTTGCGTTCATTTTCTTTCCTTTTCTTTTCTTTTCTTCGGGAGCCGTTCCCCCTATGAGTAGAACTATAGGCGCAATCCATACGAATGTCCATACATGACACAAAGAAGTTTTGGCGAGTCGGACTGCCCTGTGGATAACTTTCTGTCACCATTGGCACATCTCAAAGGAAGGGGATTCATGATGTTTTTAGTCGTTTTAGGGGGCGCAATCGCCCTCACAGGGCTTGTCTGGGGGCTTTTAGCCCTTGAAGAGAGATTCACCGCCGAGATTACCCATTCAGAGGGCGAATGGGGCTACCTATGAACCGCGATCCTCTGTTTTCGGTTCACAACTCGCTCAATGGCGATGTCGTGATTTACCTGGAAGAACGAGATGCAGCCCTTGACTTGGTTGAGGATGTTTTGGCGGCAGTTCCAATGGCACATTTGGAGTCAATTGAAAGCCTTTTGATTACAGATTTGAAGTCATCTGAAGCAGCACGGATGATGGATAAGGCGAGATCAGCCGTTCCTGATCTTGCAATCAAACTCACAAGCGTGAGTGAAAGTGAAGCACTTACTTTGGCTGAACAACTCATCACCGCCGTGAAGTTTGCACGCGCTATGCGTTCGCAACTTCTCACGACAAAATTGGAGTTGGTGAAGTAAGTGGCAAATCCCAATGGTCGCAAAGGCGCTCTCTTTGAAACTTCAGTAATGAAGTGGCTGAGAGAACGAGGGGTCAGCGCCGAACGACTCAGTAAGGCAGGAAGTGCAGACGAAGGTGACATTGTTTGTGTCGTTGCAAACAAGACCTATATCTTCGAGTTGAAAAACCGCAAGGCGATCACACTTCCTGTCTTTTGGGATGAAGCCATCACAGAAGCAAAAAACTATGCCGTAGCTCGTGGTCTTGAACAAACTCCACCTGCTTATGTCATAATAAAACGCCGAAACGCCGGCATTGAAAAGTCATGGGTCGTTCAGGATTTAGAACAATGGCTTGGAACTAGGGAGTGAACTTCACATATTTCTTCCCCACATTACCTTTGTTGCCACAGGCAAAATGCCGTGACATCGAAAACCCGGATATTTTCTTTCCTGAAGGAAAAATCCAAGAGGCAGACAGTCTCCCAATTGCTCAAAGTATTTGTGGCAGTTGTATAGAACGAAAGGAGTGCTTGGAATACGCACTTGCAGAAAACATCCCTCATGGGATTTGGGCAGGCACGACACCAAAACAGCGTGGAGTGGTTGCTCAAAGAAGGCGCAAAAAGTTCGGCATCAATAACGCCGAGACAATTCGCAGGCTTCATCTGCAAGGAAGAACACCAAAAGAAATCTCAATTGCTTTATCTCTTGACCTTTCGTATGTCACGCAGGTCATTAGAAAAGCAGGGGTGAAATCAAAAGGAGAACTCCAATCACAACTCAAAACAAAAAACTTATCAGGGGAATCGCAATTATGATCAGCGTGAGTGGTTTGACATCAATGGTTGTCAATGCTGCTTTTGCTCCACAAGTTGCCATTCCTGCATCCATCGTTTATTTAGACCGACCACCACTTGATCAAGTTGATCCGAAAGAAGTGGCTCGTGATTTGCTTACAACTAAGCAATACAAATGTTTTTCCGCGTTGATTGGCAAAGAATCAGCCTGGAAAGATGCAAAAAACCCAACGAGTTCAGCGCAAGGCATCGGCCAACTGCTTGACTCTACCTATCGCAATCTTGGAATGGAACATTCTGAGTCTCGTGTGTCACAACTTGTGGCCGCGCTCGCCTATATCCACCGGCGCCATGTGTCTCCATGCAATGCATGGTCTCACTTCAAAAAATTCAATTGGTACTAAAAAAGATTCGGGGGAATTCAAGTGACCATTGAAATTGAACACAAGCGTGTTGTCTTAGATGATGACATTGCTTCTTGGCTCAAACAATACAAAGAT